GGAGTTCTTCCCCATGACCATCCAGCCCGGACTGCTGACGCAGGAATCCATTGCCTACGAGATCAACGGGGCGACGTACACGCTTGGCGTGCCTTCTTCCACATCCGAGGATCGGGCGAAGCTGCAAGGCGTCATCATGCACGTTGACCCCGCAGGCGGGGGCAAGAACGGCGACGAGACCGGCTACGCCGTGGTGGGGTTTCTGAACGGCAACATCTGGGTGCTGGACGTGGGCGGCGTGCCTGGTGGCTACTCCGTGGAATCCTTCAAGAAGCTGGCCGGGATTGCCAAGCGTTGGCAGGTCAACCGCATCATCATCGAGAAGAACTTCGGCTTCGGTGCCTACCTGCACACGTGGCTGCCGATTCTGCGCGGCGAGTACGCCGACGTGAACAGCGGCGGCTGCGCCCTGGAAGAGGTCTACGAGACCGGCCAGAAGGAGCTTCGCATCATCGATACGCTCGAACCCGTGATGGCGCGTGGCGCGTTGATCTTCAACGACGACATCGCCCGCAAGGAAGCTGCGTCACTGGCTGGCTACCCGCTGGAAAAGCGCAACACGTACTCGCTGTTCCACCAGATCGCCTTCATTACCCGCGAGAAGCAATCGCTCATCCACGACGACCGCCTGGACGCCTTGGCAGGAGCCGTGCGGTACTGGGTGCGTCTGATCGGGATTGACCAAGAAAAAGCCATCGAACGCCAGCGTGAGCGGGATTTCGAGCAGTGGCGCAAGAACCCGATGGGGTATCCGAAAACCACCCCGCCCAAGCGCGGATCACTCATGAACAAATACAAGAGGTGAATATGAACTATGTCAATCTGCCTGACCTGCGCCACGTCGTGCGCGGCTTTGGTCTGCGGGTCGATGCCGCCCGTGCCATCTCCCACGTGGAGACTGCGGCCATGAATGGCGCTGACGTTTCCAATGCGGCGCAATCCCTGGGCGACTTCTTCACTGCGTGCGCTCAAGCCGCCTATGCCGCAGCCGGGATCACGGGCAACTCTGCCCCTGCGCCCAAGCCCAAGAAGTAATGCCCGGAGTTCTCAAGAAAGTTGCAGGCACTGTGGCGGCAACCACGCTGGCAACCGGGATGATTCTGACCTTTGAGGGGATTCGCACCGCTGCCTACCGCGACCCTGTGGGAATCCCCACCATTTGTGCAGGCCACACAGAAGGCGTCAGAATCGGCCAGACGGCCACGATCTCTGAATGTGAGGCACTGACCCAGGAAGACACAGAAATCGCCATGGCGGCGGTTCTGCGGCTTTCCAGCGTACCTTTGAATCAGAACGAACTCGGAGCCTACACGGACTTCGTGTACAACGTCGGCGCGGGGGCATTTGCCCGCTCCACGCTGCTGCGCAAACTGAACGCCGGAGACCGCCCCGGAGCCTGCAAGGAACTGCTGCGCTGGGTGTACGCCGGGAATCCGAAACGCAAACTGCGCGGCTTGGAGAAGCGCAGACAGGCGGAGTACGAACTGTGCATGACGCCTGTGGGGGAACTGGCATGACCTTCGTGAGCAAGATACTGGCCGGTCTGCTGTTGGCGGCGTGTGTGTCCGGGGCATTCCTGTTCCAGCGCAACCGGGCGCTCCATCAAAGCCTGCAAGCCGAGCAGGCCAAGGTACAAGCACTGGAACACACAGTCGCCGCCACCCAGAACAGCCT